GGGAACAGGGAAACCATGTCATCAGGAACGAACTGAGTGACCGTGCCGGTGTCGTCCTTGAACCGCTTGCCATAGACAACCAGCTCAAGACCGAGCTCGGTATCAATGTACTCAGTGAGGCGTTCATCAGAGATCGCACCGACCTGGCCGTTGGACAGGACGAAGATGGTCTTGATGATCTTCTGGTTGTTACGAATATAGTTCCAGGTCTTGCGAGTGCAAACACCCCTGGTCGGACGGATACCAGTGTCGTCCTCAATGGTATCCATGGCGAGGCGCAGATCCTCAATAGGATCGGAATTGGCAAAGTCATCCCAATCCGTGCCCACGGTGTCCTTGTGAGCGGCCGGAATGCCATAGTCATAGCTGTATGCCTGGCCGTTGGCAGCCACAGAGATAGCACCAGTGGTCAGAGCCATCATGCGCATCTGCTCACGACGGGCACGAGCACCATCCAGCAGACGGATCTCATCGTCAAAGACACGGCGAGTGACCGCATCGATATAGGCCTGGTTTCTGGTCTCCAGGACCATGTTGAGCTCCTGGCGCAGCTCTTCATCCACATAGGTGGACTCTTTGAAGAACGGCATCATGGCGCTCAGCTTGTCAAAACCGATGCGGGGACGGGGGATGGCTCCGACATCGAAAGCACTGGGCTTCAGGACAACCGGAAGACCCTTGGCACCCTTGATCCAGTCAAGGCGAAGACCCAGCTTCTTGTCAGCAGGGAACAGCTCTTCACCGAGATAAGGCGGTTGGTCCTGGATATGCTCTTCCCAGTAGGAAGTCAGCTCCGGAGCTTTGATCAGATCGAAAATAGACATATTATTGTTCTCCTTTCTGTGTTATTCAGTCTGGTTTAGTTATCCTTCAGGAACCAGACCTTGCCGGCCAGAGCGGTCTTGACGTCAGCAGTGATCAGGGCTGCGGTGGTAGCATCAACCCGATCAAGGTTGACAAAGCCCCAAATCAGCAGGGAGCAGTTGGCATCGGTGTCTGTAACATCCACATCATGGAGCAGGACACCGACAGCGGGAGCATTTTGACCGACAGCGGTGAAGTTGGTGCCACGAGCGGTGAGGTCACCAGCCAGCGGATAACCAGCCTTGACGATCTTGCGGCCATTCTCGACCACAGCTCCGGCAAAGTTTTTGGCAATCTTGCAGCCCACGGACATTTGGTTCTGCACGTTGAAAAGGATCTGTACAGGCGCAGAACCGACGGTTTTGGTGATACCAGTTTGATTCAGCATTTTTCTTCCTCCTTAATGCTTAAAATATGAGCTTTTTGCAGAGGGCTTGTTTTGCTTGGCAAGACGGGTTCCTCTGCTTTCACCGTCATCACCCGTCTTCTTGGCAGGATTCACGTGGCTCCCAGTCCCACCAGAAGCCTCAACCCCGAAGGCATCGGGATAGTCCTTCTTGAGGTCAGCAAACGCCTGGTCAGCAGTTTGACCCTTGGCAATCTTGGCTTGGGCAAGAATGATCATGTCGTCCAGCCGTTTCGGGTTGACCCCTGCTGTGAGTGCAGACACCTTCATCTCTGCAAGGGCTGCTCTGGCATTGGCATCCTTGGCCTCACCCTCAGCCTTGTTCTTGGCTTCTTGATCAAGCTGCTGCTGAGTCTTGCCTGCGTCCAGAGTCTTTTTGATGCCGGCCAGGGTATCAGTAAAGGACTGATCATCCTTGACATCAAAACCGAGCTCTTTCAGAAGGGCTTGACGAGCAGTGCGCTTCTCATTGGCCATCATGGCATTGATTTGTGCCTGGGTGTAGCTCTTTCCCTCTTGCTGCTGTCCTTGGTTTTGCTGTTCCTGCTGTTGTTGGCCTTGCTGTTGGCCTTGATTTTGGGCTCCTTCGCCCTGGTTTTGCTGCTGGTTGTTTTCGGGATCCATTGTGTTTCCTCCTTGTACAAATCCATGTTTTTGTCACACATGGTAGTGATAATCCAGTTGTTCTTTACCGTCTTCAGTCTGGTAAAAAGACCCATTAAACTTCTCAGCCAACTTCTGGCGTTTGAAGATTAATTTGCGATTCAGAGTGTTGTACTTTCGGATCATCTTCAACGTCGGCTGTCTCTTTTCGGCTTGGACCTTGTAGATCCTGGTTGTAACCGCAGTCAGGTCAGCCAATATTGCGGTGGTTTCCTCGGTGTCAACTAAAACCGGATACATCTTGCCACAGTGCGGGCAATTTACTTGTGTCAATACAACTTCTTCGGGAATCATCCCATCCTTCTCAAGCATAACCTTTTTGGTGTCAAGAAGGGTTTTTGTAAGAGTGAAGGTTTTGTGACAAATGTCACAGGTGACTACATCACTCGGCTTTTGAACTGCCATTGTATTTACTTCCTTTCATCTGTTCTTTTCCCAGCCTTTACCATAGAGGTCTTCGGCCCAGATATCAAGTTCGGGATCAGATTTGCCTGCTGCCCAGTCACCCAGCCGTTCACCTATGGTTTCAAGGCTGTCCATGACTGCGGTGAAGGTACACATGCCATTTGGGTGGTCAAGAGGGAGGTCGTCTTTATCGTACAGCTGACCGTCTCGCTCTGCGCAAATCTCGCACACCCTCCCGCTGTTCGAAGCCTCCCACTTGTATTTAGTCACAAAGGGATTCTTCTGTGTCGTACGGACAAAGGCTTGTTGATAAGCATGTGACACCATAGTGCGGGCAAGCCGTTGAGCGTTATAATCAACCACTCGCCTGGTGCCTGGATACACCTTTGACCAATCCCAGTCTTTGCGAGCTGTAGGATCTACATACTTTTCAAGGTCCTTTGCTATATCGTATGCGCTCTTGTTTTGGATAATACCCTGGGCAATAACAGACTGAACATCTCGCTGTGTCTCTGCTGTATTGAGCCATAAAGCCTTGCTCAGTGTCCAGTTCCCAGTATAAAGCTGTCCTGAGGCAACAGAACGGACGATATCATCTGGGACATGGGAATATGCGCCTTTGATTGCCAGGCCGTTTCCCTTGAGGAACGTTTTGGCATCTGCAACTGTACCCTTGACAACCTCAGTCATATTTGACCGGATAGTGCCATTGAGTTCAGCCTCGATTACATGGAGTTGGTCATTTATTTGACCCTGCAGCTTGCGAAGGTATGCTTGATTGATTGCGTCTGAAGGAACCCTGGGAGCCTGAGCTGCCTGTCGGCCTATTTCCTCTGAGGCTTGTTTGTACAAATCACGGATATGTTTCTGTTGACTTTTGGTGATTCTCAGCCTTTGAGCTTCAGCTCCGCTGAAATCCAGTTGGACGGCCATTCATATCACCCCTCAGTGGTTTCCGTTTGCTCAGTTTCCTCGGTGGTCTCTCTATTTTGCTGCGAGGGGACGTTCTCTTCATCCTCCTCGGTGTTTTCTTCCTCGGGCTGTGTAGTATTCTCCCCTGGGTTAAAATAGCTGCTCTCGAGCAATTCTCGCTCTCGAGCGATCTGCTGCAGTTCCTCATCGGCCTCGTCATCGGTGAGGTTGCGCCACTTTTTCATATAGGCTTTTTTGCTCATGGTTTGAGCATTTACCTCAGCCAGATCTGTATTCTTCTCCTCCTGTTCATCTTCAGGCAGGGAATACTGATTATCAACCCTGATATCATAGGGTTCAGTGGGGAGCGGATCGTCAATGTAGGTTGCCAACACACCAGGATACAGCCGTGCACCCTCAATAATGCACTCGGCCATGAACTGAAGAGCGGGACGCCAGGCAAGCATTTTTTCATCACAACGGACGATCAGATCCCAGTAGATGGCTTTCAAGGTTTTGCCGCTGGATACAACTCCCTTGAGTGCCTCAGGGCTGACATTCGGGACAGCTGTTTGCTCGTACATAGCATTCTTAACACGATCAAGGGTGGTACTCAGGGCTGAAGAGTATGTCATCGGGGAGTCAAGCACCCCAACCTCACCTGTAACACCGTCGGCGGCATTCTGGTCAGTTGACAGATCCCAGAAGGATCCTGCAGAGATGGACAGGTCTTTGGTTGACTCAGGGCTCATATCTCTGGCCCAGCGAATCGGGTTCATACCTGTGCGCTCGGCATCGATATCACCTGCGGCCATCCGGCTGTACCAGCTCTCATAAGATTGAAGAAGTTCAATCTCGGATGTACCAATCAGGTCTCCGGTGAGACCGTCATTGATAATAACCCAAGCAGGGATGAAGGTGAACTTGGTTTGCGTCTCCGGGGAGATGGTTTCAACCACCTGACCCAGGCCGTCATACACCTCTTCAGTATAGTAACAGAAGCCGTTCTTCATCTCATACTTCTTCTTGTAGATACGCTGCTTGGTGCGGCTGGTTTCGTTGTTCAGCCCATAGAAGGCAATGATCTTTGTCAGGGTATTGGAGTCAGCCGGATCAACGTCATATACAAACTCAAGGCTGGGCAAAAAACTGATACCGATTTTGCCTGTAGCCTCACTGATGTTATACATCAGGGCGACACGCTTGCCAATGAAACAGTCCTTTGCCGCCTGAAGCAGTGCTTTGGGGAATTGGTTGGCTTGAAGAACCTTATCAATCAGCATTTGATACGTGACTGAGGCATCCTTGGCTGCTTCCTTTGAGGCTTTGCTTCCACCTGGCTCAACGTCCACATAGAAGTCCGGCGTGCGAGAAAACAAGAACCTGGCTTCTTTGTCCAGGATAGATCTGGCATACTTGAACTTGAGGTCGGCAGGGGTGTAGTCCTTTGCCTCAGCTGTGTAGTCGGCTCCCTTTTCATAGACATCATATAGATTGATGATTTCGTGCATATCCCTGAGGACAGTGGAGCCATACAGACCGTCCAGCTCGGCATATACCAGGCTCTGGGGAATTCTCAGGTTTTTGCCATAGTCAACTGACTGATTGTTGATTATTGTTGCTCCTTCGGCCATTGTCATGCTGCTCCTTTTCTGCTATTTCTGGGAATGTACTTGACGTCAGCAACCTCATAGGTGTCAAGTGCATACCATATTGCGCTGAATGTGTGAGGGTCAATATTGAACTCATCGTATATAAGGTTCTCATTCTTGTCCTTGGCATAGATCAAGGTGGACAACTCCCTGATCGCATTGGGACAGTTGGGAGAACAGATTATTTTGCGGAACCGTTTACATTTTCTTGTGTTTGCGAGGCGTGACCCTGGATATTTGTGACAACCACGCATTCTAAATCCGCACTGCTGATAATACCGTATTGCCTTTGGATCCTCAGAGTCAGCTACAATTTGAACCTGGTCCATGCCTTCCTTTTCAAGCTCCTTGGCGGTTTTGTCGTCTGTCATATGGTTCTTGTAGTATTCCCAATAGATGTATAGATATTTGTTCTGATCATCTACTGCCACCCGAACCAGTGCGTTGTAGGATTCCTCAAACCCAAAGTCAAAGCCGTTGAATTTGAACTTGGCCGGAATACTATCAACAATCCGCATAACTTCTTTGTGACTTTTGGCAACCTCAAACTGAGGCAGAACACGTTTGCCGTTGAGGCCGAACCTCCCGAGTCTGGCAACCCTGTACAAATCAGGATCATAGTTTTTCATGTCGTCCAGGGTGTCGATGTAAGACTGCGGCAGAAACAGGTTATCATCGGCCACGCTGTGGTGGTAGTACACCCCATTCTTAACTATGGTCCTGCGCTTGTACAGGATGTTGTCATCCAAGGTTATATGCTCAACACCCTCCTCATCTATGCGCTTGAAGAAGTGGGTATAAACCCAGTTCTCAGT